CCGTATCAGGCAAACCGTTGTCACAGATCACATCTTCGATATAGTAGTCATTACCATAGCAGTAGCCAACGGGAAGCACAGCGAAGTCCGTACCCTTATCCTTGGTATCGCAGACAGCCAAAATGCCATCAGGAGCGGTGCTCGGCAGATCGAAGTATCTGCGAAGCTCATCCTCGTCATATACAAGACCCTCGCGCTCAATGGGTTCGTTCATATACAAGGCTCGCCAGCTGGCATCATCCATAATGTCACGCTGTTCATGGTAGACCTTGGTGGAGAAACCCACGCCATAAGCGTAATCGAAATTGCTCTCATCGTTCGCATCCAAAGCGGGAATGACAATAAACTTCGCCCTCGGATTATTGCTATACTCGCTTTCGAGCCGTCCGATAACGTCATGAACGCTCCAACGAGTAGCGATGTGAAGCTCCTTGCACTTGTCACCGATCTTACGCTGACGAAGGTCGGTGGTGTAGGTCTGCCACAGCTTGTCCAAGCGTTCCTTACTCAGAGCAACCTCGATACCACTCACAAGGTCATCGCAGTAAAGCAGGGTAGCCGCACGGTACAGACCCGCATTACCCGTACCGATGGAGGTAAATTCAAGGGTCTCGAATCGTTTGGGGTCTCCCAGATCAATGCGGCAATCCTTCGCATTGGTACTGCATACATCCACATACGGGAAAACGTCATGCCACAGGTATTCACCGTTCTTATCGAAAATGCGCAGACATTCATCATATACGCCGCGAACGAAGGAATTGCTATGGCTACCCGTCAGCATGGGCTTGTCGGGAATCTTACCCGCGAGCCACGTCAGGAAGAAAATTGCCAACGTGGTCTTACCTACGCCCGGAGGAAGACTGATCGCCAAAAGGTCAAGCACGTCATCCGCAAGAGCTTGAAGCTCATCCACCACCTCTTTCAGTATCTTTCGGCGGGGAGCATAGAACTTCTTGCTCGGTTCACGATTCCACTCAACGTACAATAAATAAGAATCAAAATCATACGGCGCGGCGGCATGAAGAACCTGCTTGTGAAGGGAGAAGAAGTTCCTCGCAAGCGGCAAATCAGTCTTCGCAAGAGAAGGGATAAGTTCGTTCAACCGCTCTGAAATCCACTTCTGCCATTCGATACCCAATTTCTTATCGGTCTTCAAGGCTTCCTTTGCAACCGAGTACAAATCCTTGTAAATCCGATAATTCAAAGGGTCTTTTTGCAGATTTTCCGCAATTTTCTCAATTAAATCAAGCATTTCTGACCTCCAAAACAAAAATAGTGCATGATCGCGTCTTTGCAATCATGCACCATCAAATTACTTTGTCATCTTCATCAAATAGTATAGCACAACTATTGGAAGAATTAAAATACATAGCAGAAACATTCATTCCACCTCGATACAATCATTATCGAGCGGCTTGTCAGACGGAACGAGAACTACTCTGTAATCCATCAACCTGACCATTTCGTTCAACTTACTCACGCTAACATTTTTCTGCTTGAAACGCTCACTCAGGACGTTGCTCTTGATACCAAGAGCTTCGGAAATCGTAGAAGGTCTCACTTCCTTGCGTTTCATGATCTCCTTGACAGCTTCCATGGCTATCATACAGCACACCTCCTTACTCGTTCGTACCAAGTGCTTCGGCTGATACCCAACTCCTCACAACACTCCGAGACGGTCATCCGACCGTCTTTTTGCATTTTCAGGAATTTTTCAAACTCAGGAATCTCCTTGGCCTTACGACCTTCCTTCCAATCGGGGTCATGTTCACGGCAGATTGCCTTACCCTCGCTCGTGCGAGCAACAATCATATCACGCTCGAACTCCGCAAAGGCGAGGAAGATCGTCCGCATCAGCTTCCCAGAAGGGCTGTCATCGAATTTCCCCATGTTCAGGATATTGATTTCAACGCCCTTCGCCAAAAACTCATCAATAATGTCAAGGCCATCGCGGGTGCTTCGAGCCATACGGTCGAGCTTTGTCATCACCACCGTGTCTCCTGCACACACCAACTCCATGAGTTCGTCCAGCTGAGGGCGGCTTTTCTTCGTACCTGTGAAACTCTCACACATAATCTTCTCTGCACCTGCTTCTCGCAGGAGCTTTTCTTGGGCTTCAAGGCTGTTTCCGTACCTGTCCTGCCCTTTGGTGCTGACTCGTGCATAGCCGTAGATCAACCCAACCACACCTCCTTTGGGAAATTCGGGAAGATAATTATTGTACTTCTTCGTATTATTACGAAGTTCCTCTTTACCTCTTACACATTATCCTTTAGAAAACTTCCCGATGTTCCCTATTTTCGGTTATTCGCCGTTAGTGCTACTAACATCTTTACCAAGGTACTGTGTAAGAGATTGAAGAATCATGTTAGTGACACTAACATTTCGTTCCTTGGCTTCCTGCTGTAAAACAGCTTTAACACCCTTTGGTAAACTGATTCGCAGAACATCGTAGTGGTCTTTCTTGTATTGGTTGATATATTGACCACGCGAATTGTTAGTAGCACTAACATCCTCATTATCCAAACTGTTAGTAGCACTAACGGGTGAAAAAGCATCCGTGTTAGTAGCACTAACACCTTCATCGGATGGATTGTTAGTAGCACTAACATCTGTCGTAGTGTCACTACGGCTCGTTTCATCTAAAATGTTAGTAGCACTAACATTCTCGTTTCCCGCATCAGTAGTGTCACTACCCAACATCCGGTCAAGCTCGTCTGAGGAGAGCTTTGGTTTGGCTAATGTGATTTTCGCCATGAAATCACCTCACAGGCCGCTCATATCGTCATTTCGACCTTCCTGTTCGTTGCTTAATGCTTCGAGATGAAGAAGGTTTTGCAAACGTGCTATGTTTTCATCCTCACTTGTTTTACCGTAATACAAAACAAGAAGATCGTTTTGTAAGAGCGGGTCATCTACGTCATCAACGGAGCAATACAGTTTCGCTTCGGTGTCGTTCTCACCGACCCATGTGGTTACTTTAACAGTAGTATGATATTCACCGCTTGTGTTCATACCCCAATGATACCCTTCATCGGTGTCAGTTGTTTCAATTCCATCTCCGTAAAGAGAAGTCAGCTTCGCTTTCAAATCATCATAAGCGGCAACATAGTCAATCACATCAAACGTATAGGAAGCGGAACATAGAACGCTATCTGACTTGTCTTTTAGGATTTCATCGTTCTCTCCAATACCGTACCTACAAGCAACGCTCATTATAACATCGTAACCAGCGACTTTCATGGCATATTCGCCAAAACCCATATATAGGCATTCCCATCCGTCAGGGTAATCATATAAGTGTTCCCAATCAACCTGTTCCGTGATGTTTTCCCATCTACGGACTGTTGCTTCATCATGAGTATAGAACATATCCGAATCAAAAGATTCTTCAATTTCGCTCATACTCGAACCCCAAGGAATACCCCTGAATGTAATTTCCTCGGCACAAGCAACAGAAGAAATCGTCAGAAACATAAGAAGGAACGTAAGAATCTTTCTCATAGTGAAACCGCCTTTCTCAATCAATTTCGTATCCATCTTCGGGAGTCTTATGCGAAACAGGCATTACTACGACCTTGTAATCCATTGCGCGTAGCATTTCGTTGAGCAATCCTACACTAATGTTGTCTTGGGTAAACCTTTTAACAAAGGTGTTGATTATTTTCTTGTCATCGTCTTTCACCCCTGTCAATTTTCCCATTCGACTTGCAATAGTAGTGATTTTGATGTCGTGTTTTTCTCGGATGAGTTTCATAACCTCGGTCGCTTTCAAAACGATCACCTCCACGAGTATTGTATCATGAGATATATCTCCTGTCAAGAGATTTTTCTCACCTTTTTATTTTTCCGGGATATTTACGGCACTCCCTGCGGCGGGTGGCGGGTGGCGTATTCCCCCAGGGGTACACCCTGTCAACGTTGGCGGGATATGATCGCATTCAGGCCGCGCCAGTGTGCGAAAACTTTTGAAAAACAGGACACTAAAATAATGTGAGAAAAAACTCATATTTCTTTAGAAAACCTCTTGACAAAGTGAGATATATCTCATATAATACAGACAGATGAGAAAAATCTCACATGAAAGGACGGTAAACCACCATGACTAAGAAAGAACGCGCCCAATACGCCAGCTTGTGTTCCCACCTGCAAGCAGAAGCCCGAAAGAATGGAACCCATTACACCAAACCCGAACGCCCAGACGCGCACACGCTTGACAGCGTTACCGCCATTGTAAACCATTCTAAGAAGGACGTTAAAACGCTCAAAATTAGAATGAAGGTAGTATGTGAACAAATGGACGTGATAACAGACTTCTTTGATACCATCATCAAAGACAATCCCGAATTACGCGAATATCAACGCATAGCGGATTATTTGCAGGGTTCTTTGATCGAGATTCAAGAGCGTTTGGAACTGATTTGAAAGGAGAATGAACTATGGAATTCACCACGATTTACCGCAACGGAAAACCCCAGTATTTTTTCATCAAGATTGATGAACCGGCCGAATTTAATTTCTTGCAACCGTATTTCCTTGTAACCTCCATAGATAAACCGCGATTCGGAAGAATCCTTGAAATGGAGTGTTTGTTCTCTGGTTCTGTTTGGCAGGGTAGACAATCGCACGGTTACGGTTATTCCTGTTCTGCTGATGTATATGGTACTTTGATTGACGCAATTTACAAGCTGTACAAAAAAGAGCTTTCAGAGAATGCAAAACAAGAGCTTAATAGCATTAACACGCATGATAACACTTTAATTCTGTCAATCGCAACTTTGAAAGAGCTGTCTACATTAAACACGATTGCACTTGAAAGGAAGTATAATAAATGAATATCAATGAAGTCATGAAAGAGCTTGCAGAATATACCCGGATACAGGAAGAAACAACCGCCATTATTGACGGCCTGAAAGATACAATCAAGAACTATATGCAGGAAAACGGCCTTGATACCCTTTCAGGGAACGAACACAAAGCAACCTATAAACCTGTAACAACCACGCGCATTGATACAACCGCTTTCAAGAAAGCATTCCCCAGTCTTGCAGAACAATTCACCAAAACAACCACATCAACCCGTTTCACCTTTAATTGATCGAATGGAGGTTTGAAAAATGCTTTACTATAAAGTGAAAACCCCTGATAAATTATACCGCTTCAATGGTTATTTGCAGACCGTCTCGAATGAACTTTACACCCCGGTAGAAGTAAAGCGGTATAGCGTTCCTGATAAACACGGGTGCAAAATGCGCCCCGAATGGCTTGAACCAGTGAATATTTCAAAACGACGTGTTTACTGGTTTTTCGGTGCAAGATTTGCGGCGGGGGTGGATTGAATGAAAAGAATATTTGTTGTATTCAGTCAAGAGCAAAACGGGAAATATTTCGCCGTTGCCGATACCATCCGAACGGGTGAAAATCTGATTGCATATTGCCGCCGATATAATTCTAATATCTGCCATTTATGCGAAAGCAGGAAACAGGCCGAACAAATCGCGCTTGAATGGAATGAATCATACAAGCGCAACGGAACAAATTTGATATAATGGAGGTATAAAACCATGCTCAGAACAACCAACTATTGCAAAGAATACAAAAATGGAAATATCATTATCAAATATGACCGCGATACGATCGCAGAAAGCAAGCGCGATTCCCTTTTAACCCTTTCAAGCGTCCTTGATGAAATTGATTGTTCTTTCATTGGTGAAACCTATTGTTTGAACAATTATGAAACCGGGCACACGGTATATAATAGCTATTCCGATTTGGTTTATATTTTCGCATGGTCTGAGCTTGAAGCCCTTGAAGCAGGAAAGGCCGTAAAGCTCTTTGCAAGAAAGCCCGATGAAACCGACCGCGAATTGATCGAAATGGAGGGAATGTAAATTGACAGTGCTTCTTTGTGTTCTGGTTCTGCCGCTTGTTATTCTGGCCGAATTGCTGAAAATCACCAAATGAAGAAAATGAAAATACAAAATACATCTTGAAGCCCTTGCAGGTTGATCGCTTGCAGGGGCTTTCTTTTATTCATCCTCATACGCGCCCCAGGGCGTTTATATGATCGCACATGAACAACCATTCAAGAGCACACGCAAACACGCCCCAGAACGTCAAATAAACGGCCTGGGGCGTATATTCTGCAAGCGGTTTTCCCCTGCCTGAATGCTCTCGAAAATGGGGCTTGCGTTTTAAGGCGTCTGGCGGCCTTTCTGGGGCGTTTTGTTTTGTACCCTTATAAAGTATCAAGGAAAGATATACAAGCGGCCAGAAGGCCGTCTGGGCGCGTCTGGCGGGGTTTATCGCTTCAATATTCAGGCTTGACAAAACCCGCAAAACAGACCCGCCGACCGACCTGCCCAGAAAATCGCCCATTTTTCGGGTCATTTTCTGCCGATTTTCCGATCATTTTCGGATTGTATTACGGAAATATTAAGAGACCCGCTCCCTGTGCGTTTCTGCGCCAGAGTGCGGGTCTGTGTGTCATAGTCGGAGAGTCGTAGTCGCTCGAAAGTCGTTTAAGAGTCGATAGTCGTAGAGTCGGTAAGATACCGCTTCCGCAGATCGTCCTCGTTAAAGTCGCTCTCGTTCTGCGTGTTAGGGGTGAGCACCATTTCCTGCTTGTCCTGATAGCCAAAGTTGTTCTTGCCGAGGAAAATGCCCGAAACAGGATTGATTTTTCCGCTGTTCATGTAGGTTTCCCA